TCGTAGCAAAAAATGCAAAAACCTCTGGTGCTGGTTCCCACACACCAAGCAAATTCACACGAAAAGAAAAGCATAAGAATAAAGACGTCGACGAATAGCCAACAGTATTCCCAACCCAAAAACGCAACTAAACCAATATTAGTTGCGTTTCTGTTTTATGTATAGCTAAAATAGTACATATCACGAGGATATTAAAATGGCAGGTAAGAAAACTAACGGAGCATTTGTAAGCTGGCCCAAACCAGACTTCGCTGCAACCGTAAAAACAAATAAGAGATTTAAATCAAACTACGATGGTGCAATGCTTTATGCTCACTATGAATTATCGTCTATTGAGCTTAAGAAAGAGGTTGTAAAATACCTCAAGCATATAGATGCAAAACATCCTATGATTGAACGTATCAAGGATATGCACGAGAATAGATTTTCTACCATCGGTAAATATATGTACCTGCTAAACCACGGAGCAGACCTGCCTGATAATGTTACTCCGAATCTAATGCCGGCATTTGAGAGAATCGTATATGAGGAAGAAGCCAAAATCGAGAATGCAAAGAAGGAGGCAAAGACCGGCGAAGGCGTGTCCGATGCCAGCACACCTGCTAAGGTTGTTATCTCGATTCAAGATAGACTTCGAGAAAAAGCTAAAGAAGTCGCAGGTGAGGTGGAAGGCTGGATAGACGATTTCTGCGCAGATAAGAAGGGGCCTGTAAAGACTGTAGAAGATTTTGTAAATCTATATAAGCAATATGATTTGAAGGGCCCGCATTCACGCCACCTGCATAACATATTTGAGAGAAGGTCTGCAGAAATAATCGAAGCTGCCGAAGGCAAGGATAAGGAACTGCTAGAAGCATATTCGCACTTTACTAGACCTGAGTTAAAGAAATTTGCATTGTTTCATACCAATCTACTAAAGGCATGTGAGATGCTATTAGAGGTTGCTAAGGTAGCACGCAAACCGGCTATAAAGAAACCAGTATCTCAGGATAAAATGGTATCCAAGCTAAAATTCAAGAAGGACGATAGCTCTCTTGGAATTGTTAGTATTAATCCTGTTCAGATCCTCGGATCCAAAGAAGTTTGGATCTATGATACTAAAAAGCGTAAACTAGCCCATTACAAGTCACTTGACGATCGCGGCCTCTTAGTTAAGGGTGCAAGTTTAGATAATTTTTCGTCTGATTCCGTAGAAAAAACTATCCGTAAGCCAGTAGAGACGCTCGCAGAGTTTAAGAAAGCAAGTAAGGTAAAGCTTCGCACATTTATGAAGGAAATTAGAGCTGTCGATATTCCATCTAATGGTAGGCTAAATGATCAATGTATTATTTTAAGAGTTGATAAATGAAGTTATTTTTGGATACAGAATTCACAAACCTCATTCCGGGCAATAAGCTTATTAGCATTGCCTTGGTTGATGAGAATGAAGAATTCTTTTATGCAGAACTCACAGATACTTACGAACTGAAAGACTGCTCTGATTTTGTTAAATCTTTTGTGTTGCCATTCCTTCGTGGTGGTGAATTTAAGATGTCATCCTATGATGCAGCATTGAAACTAGGAAACTGGATTGAAGATCGCGGACCTGATTGCATATTGGCATGCGACAACCCCGGATGGGATATGCCACATTTAAGGAGTTTGCTTAGGGATTGCTGGCCAGAAAATTTACATAAGAATCAATATCATCCTGTATATGTTCCATCTCACATTCAGGAGGATTTGGTGTTAGAGTTTGATTACGATATTCATAATGCATTACATGATGCACTTATTATGAAGAAATCTGCCGACCTGCAAAAGGTGTTAAAGTTCTGATAAATATCAGATGAAACTTTCTAATCTATTTGAAACAAGAAATCCCGGATACAGGCCCGGCCAACCCTATTGGGAATTAGATGCTGAAAATAAGGTTTATACCGTACATGAACCAGATGGTACGGAAGTAGCTCGTCATCCGTTCGAACACATTTGGGATTCCAGTCCAGCCATGCGTAAGGCAAAGGCGGATTATGATAAGGTTTACGAAATCTATTATAAGAAAAAGAAGGCCGATGAGTATGCCGAAGCACAGGCAAAGCCCCTTGGCGTATCCGAAAAAAAAGATATTATGAACTAAGTAAGGCTGTAAAGAACTATCTAGATACATTTGGCCTAAAACCAAAGAAGACGACATCCTTGACAAGGAAACTAGGGATCTATATCTCGACACCGCAAATAAATGGCTGGAAGAAATGAACAGATTATCAGCATCTGGTATCATAAGAAGATCACTTACCGACGGAACCTACAAACCACCGCAGTAAAGATAAATAGTGTATCCTGGAGAAAGGTACACTATGTCATCACAGAATACGCCTAGAGTTATGTTAATGAAGCAAATCGAGCTAGGGCTCGGTGCGCAAATGGTTGATGTTGAACTTGATGTCGAGCACTTAAATCTTGCAATTACTGTTGGTATCCAGAAGTTGCGTCAGCAATCTGATGGTGCTAACCTTGAAAAAGATATTTTCCTACACATCACACGTGACGTAACAGAGTACACCCTTCCAGAAGAAGTGCAAGAAGTGAGGCGTCTATACCGCCGTGGTGTCGGTGCATATACCAATGGCGGCGTTAACTTTGACCCGGTCGATGCTGCATTTTATAATATCTATTTGTTACAACCAAATAGATCTGGTGGATTAGCAACCTGGGATTTTTATAATCAGTTCCTTGAAACTACAGAACTTCTTTTTGCAAGTCAGATGAATTTTACATGGGACGTAAATCAACATAAGTTGACTATTATTCGTCGTCCCATGGCTGACGAAGAAGTTGTCGTTAGAGTATATGCAAGAAAGTCTGAGGACGACATTATCAATGATCCTTATACAGGTCCCTGGCTGCGTTCCTATGCTACTGCCAATGCTAAATATATGCTTGGTGAAGCAAGAAGTAAATTTCCTGCAGGGTTTCCTGGACCAAACGGAAATGTTACATTAAATGGCGATTCAATAAAACAAGAAGCCGCCGCCGAAATTGAAAAGCTAGAAAAACAATTATTGAATCTTGTGACAAGTGGTGACGGATACGCTTTTGTTATTGGGTAACAAAAATAAATGGCCCTTAAGTGGTCTATGGCATAACTACATAGACTTTAACTTAGGGCCATTTTTATGATCGTAGGACTACTCGGGTTTATAGGTAGTGGAAAGGGGACCGTAGCATCTCAATTGGTAGATCAATACGGTTTTAGACAAGACAGTTTTGCCTCCAGTCTAAAAGATGCATGCTCGGCTATGTTCGATTGGCCCAGAGCTATGCTCGAAGGAGATACATCTGAATCCAGAGAATGGAGAGAAATTGTTGACCCATGGTGGACCGAGAAACTAGGAATCCCAAATTTCAGTCCTCGCTATGCATTACAGATTATGGGAACAGATGTACTAAGAAATCATTTCCATCAAGACTTGTGGTTTATTACCGTACAAAATAGAATCAGAAAGAATCCAGATCAGCACGTTGTTATCAGTGATGTTAGATTTCCGAATGAGATCAAATTTATACAGGAACAAAACGGCGTATTGATCAGAATCAATCGCGGCCCTGTACCAGTCTGGTACGAGACAGCTTTACTAGCAAATAAAGGCAATTCCTTAGCCAAAGAAGCAATGACAAAGACCTATTCCAGCGCGCATTTTAGCGAATGGGCGTGGGTAGGCTCAAAAATCGATTATGAGCTAAATAACGATGGTAGTTTGGAGTTTCTTCGCGGACAGGTTAGTGAGGTGTTATCAACAATACTATAACTGGTGCTTTGTTTACCGACCATTTAACACCCTTCCTGATAAATACTACTAACAAGAATCGTAATTCTTAATAGGAGTTAATTATATGGCAGTTTTAGTATCACCGGGTGTAAGCATTTCGGTAATTGATGAGAGTATCAGCGTTGGTGCAGGTCCCGGCACAGTTCCACTTATTTTTATTGCCACACAAGAAAATAAGTCTACTCCCGACGGACTGACAGTTGCAGAAGGTACAACCAAGGCAAAT